TTACCTGCGTGTCTTATACAAGCATCATATAAATTAGAAGTAACCAATCCTTTTTTATAGAGATATTCTTTTAACCAAATAATTTTTCTATGTTTGTCAATGGCTACCTTTACAAGTGCTGAACTATCTCGTGAGAATCCCCAATCTAATCCCCATGCCTTTAAATCTACATCCTCATTGAATTGTCCAACCTGCCAATCACTAAATATTACACCCTCTGCTCTTTGTAACCATCCACCGAGTATCTGGTGTTTGAATTTATCTGGTCTACGAACTTTCATATCCTCAACCTGCTTGATAAAAGATTCACTAAGATGTTCTATGTTATCCTTGTATGTGGTATGGATATAATTCACATTGTTCTTTTGTCCATTGAATCCATCTGATATATCTCTATTCTGATAGAATCTTTGGTATATCCAGTGTTCTCTGGTGGTGGGGTTTAGGATTAACAAACATCTATTCTTTACACCCTTAGCACGAATAGAATAATCAATCTTATCAAAGCTCTCCTCATCGGTAAGCTCCTCTGCTTCATCCAATACAAAAGTATTCACCCCACTGATAGACTTAAGTTTGGCAGTCTGGTCTCCACTTGCAGTTCTAATCCCTGAGAAATATATTGAACTGCCTGTTAGATTGTTTATGATTTCATATTTAGTTATTGTGAAATGTTCCATCACTCCCATGAGTTCTAACTTCTCAATGAATTCAGGGATGATACTCATACTGGCAGAGGTCATAGTATATCGAGTAAACAATACCCTATTGTTTTTCTCATATGTAAGTAGTACTAAGAATACTGTTACTGCAAAAGACTTTCCTGAACCCCTTCCTCCAGTTATAACATTATAACGAGATTCAGAATCAAATAAGGATTGATATTTAGGATTCAGATTTACTTTGTCCATCTTCTAACTTATCTGGTTCTGGAGTCACATCTATAGTCTTAGGTTTACTAAAATCAATCACTGGTATGTTTACTTTAGTATCTATCTTAACTTCTTGTTGTTCTTTCGGTCTACCATAACGATATTCAAGTAACCACTTCCAATGTTGAATTGAACCTTCCTTTGCCAACTTAGCTACCTCTATCCAAGCCTTCTCTTCGCTTCCAAAAGCTTTCTTCATAGCATTGAGGGTCATCCCTCCTATATCCATATTGGCAGTCTTACGAGGTCTGCCTTGACCTCTGGAGATACCTTTGATAGCACCATTGTTACGTCTGCCATCAACCTTCCTTTTCATTGGTCTCTTTCCTTCCTCCATAGTCTATATCTGAAATTCTTCTTTATATGCCCATTTGTATCCATGTCTTTTCATTTGACCCAAAAGGAATTTATATTTATGACGTAAAGCTCTCTCTCTATTTAAAGCTACTCTTGTCTCTAATAAAGCCTCTTTGTATTTATCTTTGTATAATAATAAATCTTCTATATCTTCATTATCATCTAAATATCTATTAGAGGTATTGCATATTTTATTGAGTATCTTTTTAAGTTTGATATACCTTTCTTTGTACTTTGGTTCAAACCTCAATACAACATCTTGACAAACCCTCTCTCCATGCATAACTGTTGAGTGGTCTCTGTTTATATTACTTCCTATAGATTCATAACCTTCGTCAGTGAAATCTCTGGATAGTTTAAAATATATATTTCTGGGATATACAAATTCTCTCTTTCTATTTTTTTCAGATATATCAATCCTAAATTCAGATTCTACTAAATCCCTAATCAATTCTGAGTTCATTTATTTCTCTTTTAAATTCTTCACAGGCATCCACTAAACCTTGACAACACTCATAGTTTTCTGTGTCCTCATAGAATTTACGAAGGTAGATAATGTCTGATGAAGATAACACTCCAAGTCTCAAGGAGTGAAGTATATCATCATAACATTCTTGCCTGTCTAAATACATAAATTATATATGACCTTCTAATTCGTAATCGTAAACTTCTTTATTTTTTTCAATGAAATATTCCTTATAAACATCTACTGCTTGTTCTACATCATATCCTCCTGCGATATATGACTTCTCACTAACCCCATAGAACCCAATAGTGCCAGTGGATTTATCTATAGCTATAAAAGTAAAGTCTCTATAATCTATATCAAATAACTTGCAATAAATATAAGCTTGGCATCTATAGAGATATTCTCTTGCCGAATGTTCAAACTTATGGATGTTGCCTGTAGTTTTTAAATCTAAGATATATCCATCACCAAGAACATCTGCCTTACCTCTAAATGGCATCCCAAATAGATTGCCAATAGCAGGAACTTCCTTTTGAGTATGTTGCATCATATCCACTGCTCTTGAATTATTGTAGAATGAATCTGCCAATCTTTCAACATCACATTTCTCTTTCATAGTGAAAGGTCTTGGATGCTCAGATAGTGCCTCCTTAAATGTTTTAGCTCTTCTGTCTTGTACATCTATAAACACTTGCTTTTCGTAAACTTCAGGCTCAAGTATAGCAGTATGGAATAACCATCCGAACTCAAAAGCTGAATTAGTTTTAGAACCCATCATGAGTGAATCCTCATACTCCTTTGGTGAGCTAAGTAGTTTTTTGATTGAGCTACTGGATAAAGCATTAACTCCGAGATACTGATAATAGAATTCATCATCTACCATCCTATCAAGCAGTTCATCCTTACTCCATATCCTCCCATCTAATGTGGTTATATCTTTTTGCATAATAATATTTTGATTGTTCATACTCTTGCTCCATCCAATGTAGTTCGGCTCTCTGTGATTCTAAGAACCATTCCTTCTCTAATAATTCTTTAGTCTTTCCCATTACCTTACATATTTTAGGAGTTTCCTAATTATTTTCTCTATCTGTTCTCCTATGAAATTTAATGGATATTCAAACATAATGTATATAATATACACTATAGCTTCTAATACATAAAAGAACCCCAGTAGTAGGAATATGATAATGAGTTTGGGGAGGTTGAGTAATATTTTCATAATTTATTGTTTTAAACAAATCTATACAAAAATATTCCTAACTGCAAAAACTTTAACATTTATTGTTTTGGGTCGAAGTTACCTTTCCAATAAGTTTGGCAAACTGCATACCTCTGGTCTCTGTCAGGAAATTCTTGTATCATCTTAGCATTATTCATGCATCTGGTGTTAAAATTCTTTCTCTCTTCGTACTTTCTTGGTTTCATGTTAATAGGCATAATTCACTTTTTTTTATTGTTATTTTTCTCTTCTAATTTCTCTAATCTATATGAAAGAAGCACACAAAACTGTTGTAGTTCCTTCACCTCTTTCTGCATTTTAATAAGACTACTTTCTTTCACTGAATTCTTTTTTAAGTCTTTCAATATAACAAGCTCCATCTAAAAGCTCTTCTTGTAGATGCTGTAACCAATCTAAGGTAGGTAGTTTACTATCCTCTAAGGTGGTATCATATTTAACCATTCCCATCTTACTTCTAATAGTTAGTAATCTCTTTACATTATCTACTATAGGGTCAGTTACATCTCCTAATCTTTGAACAGGTTTACTTGGTATTCTTGAAGAATCGTTTCTACTCCAGTAACTACTTATACTATCACTCATAATTTAAAATCTACATTTATCACAATTCCATTCCTTACCTAATCTATTTATATATGATTTAAAGTCCTCTGGCTCAGGTAAGGTTATCCAGTGCTTTTTATAATACAATCTTGATACTTTACATTGTTCAAGAGGTATATCAACATTCTCATCATCGAATTCATGCTCTACTTTCATCACCAAAGCTCTTTCATTGGTGTGCCAACTATCACATATCCTTTCTAATAATAATCTCTGACCAATAGGTATGGTTTTATGTTTCCTCTTAACTTCTATAAGTATAAGTATCTTATTGTTAAATTCAAGGACTGCATCTATATCAGAAGGATGTAAACTACCATTCTGTATACCTGTAAAATCTATTACTTGCTTTACCTTATTCCTGTTTCTTATCAGACTCATACTTATCGTATACTTTAAGTAAATTATTATGGATTCTATTACGAAAACAAGAACTACAATTAGTAGTAGATTTATTGTCATTAAAAACACGATTGTATATACTTACAATCTGTCTTTGTGTATCGGCAGTTATTGTATTCTTACCACTGCTAAAATACTCTTTCAAATAATCATATTCTTGTTCAAGTAAACAATTAGGCTTGTTGTATGGAAATAGCTTGTTAAGATAATCCCTACGAGCATCACACCCACAGTCCTTACCATCTGCTAACCACTCGACTGCTTTTTTTATCCCAGTAGCAGTAGTTATTTTCTCTATAGTGTCTCCAAGACCTCTACTTACTTTTTTGGTACTCTTTATAGTACTTTTGGGTTTTTTCCCTGACTTGTTGTTTGGCATTACTAAGTGTATTAAATATTGAACTTAAACTAATCTTAGTTTCTTTTGCAATCTTCCTCATACTCATTTTCTTATAGAAATGAATATCCCATATCTTTTTATCGTACCAATACCATTTTGATACAACATCTTCTATTTCTTTTATTAAATGGTTAAATGTATCTTCCTTTTCATAGTTTAGCACTGAAGACTCTAACTCTACTGAATCTGTAATAGGAAAGTGATTCTTGTTTAGTCCTTTATGGAATCCAGATAAATATAAATTTCTGAGAGTAACATACACATAATATGTATTTACTTCAGTATCGTTATACATGACTTTGGATTTATTGTCGATATACTTATTTAATCGTATATACATTTCTTGAACAAGCTCATGAGATTGCTCAGTAGTGCAACCAAATGACTTAGCCATGTTAACCCAGTCATCATGATTCTTTGCCAATAAATCTATTAATCTCTCTGTTTCCAAAAGTGAAAAGATATTCCTATTATAAAAAACATTATCTGAAACAAGTGTTCTATTTCCTCTGTTTCTTCATCTGTATCAAAATTGGTGTTCCAATAATTGACACCTACCATAAACCCATATATAGGGAAAAGTTGAACATACATATTAAATTCCTTTTACAGTTGCTTCTATTCTTGAATTTGTTTTGTCGATACCCATGTAATCTACAGTTATCTTTTTGACGATACTTGTATCATCAGCTATAATACATCCTTTGTCTACCATAGCATCCTGAAAGAATTTATCAACAACACTTACAACATTCATTAAATCTCTAACCCTTCTATCTGGTGCATAGTATTTATACTTAATCTCTACTTGCCCATCAAATTTAAAATCCAAGCTATCAGATATAGTCTTTTTGTAGTTCTTTTTTATATTGTTACTTACACCATAATGCCAATTACGATACTGATTTAAATTCAAGTAATGTTTGGTTTTGCCAGAAAATGAATGTGTAGGCAATGTAATTTTAACTTCGTTTGGCATCTATTTCTGTAAATGGTGTTTCGTTATTAAACATATACCTCTGACTTTTTACATCAAAGTGTATCCCATGAATCTCTTGTGGTATCCCAACAAGTTTCTGTTTCTTTATCTTTTGACTGCCGAAAATAACATTAGGACTTGAAAAGTCTATTGCTCTATCTGGTCTCCATATAAACATACAATTATCTGCCTTGTCAGGAAAAGTACCTCCACCCTTAATTGAATTAATATCTGGTTTAGGATATCTACCATCTTCACCTCTACGAGCAGTAATCTGATGTGCTACTAAATGAATTGATATATTTTTATCTAAGGCAAATCTCTTAAGCTGACTCATGAATCTTGATATATATAAGTCTTCTCTTTCCCCCCTATCCATTTTATGTTGTACTGTATTATAGGGGTCTATAATTAGACTTCTAATTCCTTTAGTCTTAACTAAATAACTGGCACGATGAAATATGTTATCAAGAGTAAAATCTTTCTTAGGATATATGAGAAAGAAATGTTTCTTAACAAATTCCATAGCTTGTTTATATTCTTCAAGTTTCATTTGACTTTGCTTATAGAATGGGTCACAAGTCTTGCCAATATACATTTCTATAATATCATTGAAGAAATCATTCATCGGCATATTCTCAGGTGAAAACACACCAAACTTCCATCCATCATGAAATGCCTTGATTGTTGCCAATTGATTTAAGAATAAAGATTTACCCTCGTTTTGATATCCAGTCCATATATTTACCTCACCATTTCTCCATTTCCAAGCATTATCTATCTGAGGTATATAGGTTGTAG